TGACTCCAAGGCCGACCAGAAGACCGTGACCCTGGCGTTTATATTCTCGGCGATATCGGCGGTAATCGGCGTTATCGGGATTATCGAGGCATTGACGCATTGATTTGCAAATCATAAGGCGCAAATGACTGTATCCACTAAAAAGCATACCGAAATTACCGACCGCCGCCAGAAGGTGAGTGAACGGTATCTGCGCGGTATGTACATGGCTCAGATTGCCGCCGAGCTGGACGTTGACACAGCAACCGTTTCCCGCGACCTCGCTGAACTGCGCAAGGAATGGCTAGAGCGCAGTATCAACCACATCGATCAGAAGAAAGCCATTGAACTGGCGAAACTTGACCGGCTGGAAGTTACGTACTGGGAAGCATGGGAGCGGTCCAGGGAGAACGCCAAAACCATCATCAAGCGCGAAACACCCAAGGGCCATTTCAGCGAGCGCAAGACCGAAGGGCGTGATGGTAATCCCGCTTTCCTAGCGGGGGTACTGAGCTGCATTGATAAGCGCTGCCAGATCATAGGGATCAATGCCCCTGTCAAGGTGGCGCCAACCAATCCCGATGGAGATAAAGCCTACGATCCAATTGGAGTCAGTCGATCCCTTTCTACGCTCGCTGATGCCCTCCGAACAGCGCTTTCTGGACCGCCTTCAGCGGCAGAAGGCGCTGTGGATGCCTCAATCAAAACCCCAGTGGCTGGCCCTCCTCACGAGGGCGGATGAGCTCTATTACGGCGGTGGTGCAGGCGGCGGCAAAACAGACCTTATCCTTGGCCTGGCTATTGAACTGCATCAGCACAGCGCTATCTTCCGGCGCGTCTACCCCAACCTTACCGGGATCATGGAGCGGGCGCGGGCGATTATTGGACAGAAGGCGGATGAAAACAAGGCAGATAAGATCTGGCACTTTCCCGATGGCCGCACCATCGAGTTTGGCGCAGTCCAGTTCGAAGACAACAAAACCAACTGGCAGGGACGCCCGCACGATCTCAAGGCATTTGACGAGATCCCGGAATTTGCCGAGAGCCAGTATGTCTTTATCTGCGGCTGGAACCGCTCGACCACACCTGGGCAGCGGGTGCGGGTCGTGGTCACAGGCAATCCCCCACTCGATGAAGCGGGCGGGTGGATCGTCAGACGGTGGGGAGCATGGCTGGATGATAAACACCCGCATCCGGCACGCCCTGGCGAACTGCGCTGGTATGCGACGGTTGGCGGTAAGGAACAGGAGTTTCCAGGCGGCGCACCTGTGTCAGTGGGCAAGGAGACAATTTATCCGAGGTCGCGCACCTTTATCCCCGCCCTCCTGGACGATAACCCATTTCTTACGCAGGACCATCATTATCGGTCGGTTATTCAGAGTATGCCTGAGCCGCTGCGGTCGATGCTCCTGTACGGCGACTTCAAGGCCGGCGCAACTCCCAACCCTTTCCAGGTCATCCCGACTGACTGGATTCGGGCGGCGCAAAAGCGCTGGATGGAGCGTGAGCGACCAACGACTCCACTTACTGCAGTCGGGATCGATGCCGCTCGGGGAGGGAATGACTGCATGACCCTGGCTCGCCGTTACGATAATTGGTTCGATGAGGTTCTCAAATGGCCTGGCGTCCTGGTCCCCAACGGGCCGGCAGCCGCAACCCTGATCCACGATGCGTTGGGTACGGCAAAGCCAATCTGCATCAACGTGGATGTAATCGGGATTGGCTCATCGACCTACGATCATATCGATCCGCTGTACCCCAACGTGATGGCCGTCAATGTTGCGGAAGGATCGGACTATCGGGATAAGTCAGGTGCGCTGAAAATGCGCAACTTGCGAGCGGAGATGCACTGGCGCATGCGGGACGCCCTCGATCCTCAGAGCGGCGAAGATCTGGCGCTTCCCAATGACCCTGAGGTATTAGCGGATCTGGCGGCGCCAACCTACCAGATCACCTCGGCGGGTGTGCTTATCGAGGAGAAAGAAAAGATCAAGGAGCGCATCGGCAGGTCGCCCGATGTGGGCGAGGCAATCATGCTGGCTAACCTGGTGACGACCGGCCCCTTATTGTTATTTGGAGTGTGAAATGAGATTACCTGGATACGAGATTAAGACCACGGATGCCAATTACGAGCGCTTCTTTGGGTTGAATACCGGCGGTGTAAGTAACACATCGGCAGCCTATACCTATGTCCCGTTGATATTCCGGTGCGTGCGCATGATTTGCGACAGCCTGTCAACGGTGGAGCTGAAGTGCTATCGGGGCAAGGGCGATGCCAAGAAGGAAATAGACTGGCCATGGCCTGAGACCGACCAGGCTGAATTCACCTGGAACAACTGCGCCGGCTTGTTGCTGAGTGGCTTCTCCTGTGATGTCATCCTGAGTAACACGTTCGGGGCTAAACGTGGCCTGCAATGGCTGAACCCTACCAGCATATCGGTGGATGTCATGCAATACGGCGAGGCGGATTATGGTCCTCGCTTCACGCAATCTGGCAATGCCTATGGCGGCAATACCCGCACATGGGGCAGGGATGAGGTCATTTATATCCGTGAGTTCAATCCCGACGATGACATCCTGCCTGGTCCAAGTGCGGCGGGCGTTGCGCTGACAGATGCGGGACTTATCCGGTACCTGACTAAGTTTGCATCCTACTACTTTGAACATGGCGCCATGCCCTTGACGATCCTATCGGTTGACAAGGCGGTATCCGATAACGAGATCAAGCGGGTACAGGGATTGCTAACGTCAGTCATGTCCGGGGTCAACAAGGCCTGGCGCATTCTGGCGATGCGGTTCGGCAAGGATACAGCGCCGTTCACGATCACCCCACCGCTGAAAGACCTAGTTATGGTGGACCTGTACGACCAGGCACGGCGGGCGGTTGCGGGTGCGTTCAGCATCCCCCAGACGATGCTTGAGGATGCGGCCAATTATGCGACCGCCGTACAGCACGATCAACAGTTCTGGGAGGGTACCATCGTCCCCCGGGGCAAGATGATTGCCGGGGCGATGAACCGGCACCCGATGATCCGTAAAATGGGCGTCACCTTTGAGTATGACTTCGAGGAATTACAGGCATTCCAAACCGATGAAGCAGAGCGGGCGGGCAGCCTGAAGACCATGACGGACGCTGGCATACCCTTGCTGATGGCGATGGATATGCTTGGGTATGATCTGGACGACGAAGACCGGGCAATCCTTGAAGCCGAGTTACTGCGCAAGCAGGAGGCGGCGCAGAGGTTGGCTGATAACCTCAATAAGCCCAAGGAACCTGTTTCTCCACAATTGCAGCAGGGGCAACCACCGGCACAGGATCAACAGCAGCCACCCGCAACAGACGCCACGGCAACCAGGTCTGCGTTATTCAACTGGAAACGGGCAGCGCTGCAGGCAGTCAAGACCGGGCATTCTGCTAACGTTGACTTTGACCACCCGGCGATTGACGCTGAGGTGTGCGAGTTCATCCGCTATGAGCTGGAAGCGGCGAAGACGGCGGCAGATGTCCACGGGATATTCAAGCGAGCCCGTGAAATGGGCGGACAGTCGATTGAAATTGTGATGACCAGGGCGCTTGACTGGCTGGATGCGCACGAGGTACAAACTACTGGAGGGTAGGGTATGACTGACGCACAAGAACTATTGCGCAAGATCAGGGACAACCCGCAGGATATCAAGACGTTATCCGATGTGCAATTGCGCATATTGCAAGCGCTGTTCGTGGAGATGGAGAAGCGGACGGGCGGTCTAAAAACATATGATGTTTATCGCACCAGACTTTGGCGGGCAGTCATGCGGTTATTCGGCGGTGGGAAAGAGCGCAACTTTGATGGCACATTTGCCCGGTCAATCGATCAACAACTTACCGAAGCCTGGAACACAGGCGCTAACGAGGTTGGTGTTGCGCCTGAAGATATGACAGCATCAGACATAGAATTCTTGCAACGGATCATCGAGAATGAGAATGATTTTATAACACGGATTGGAGACGAGATTGTAGCAGATCGGGATGGCGGCATGACAGCCGAGGACTTCGATGCCAAATATAACGCTAGGGTCGATTTGTGGGCAAATCGCTATACTGAGGTTGTCAACATGGCACGGGTACGGTTCGGCGGAAAGCAGCGTCTTGAATGGCAATTGGGCGCAACGGAGGATCATTGCGGGATCTGCCAGAAGTTGAATGGCATTGTAGCATTTGCTGATGAGTGGGCACAGTTCGGAATATATCCGCAGAACCCACCTAACCAGATGTTATCGGTTGCGGTAAATGGGAAACCGGGTTGCAAGGGTTGGCGATGCGATTGCGAATGTAAGCCAACTAACAAGCGCAGGTCTATTCGGGCAAGGGATAGGCTTGCAGAGATTGCATTGTTAGCTGGAGGGCTATAACATGGCACGAGTGCAACGCGAGTATTGGCAGCGGCGTAACAGGTTCAAGGCGCTGAAGTGGTGGGCGGATTATGCGGTGACGATGATACTGGCGTTTATCGCCGGGTTGGTTTGGTTGACGATGTTTGAGGCGATGGGTGTCATACCGTGACTGTCAATCTATTTTCAATCGATGTGACTGGGTTGGATCAGGTGCAAAAGACATTGAGTAAACTTGCGCCTGAACTTATCACGGAGGTTGATATTGCGCTGGCGAATTATCTGCTGGACGCCATTGTAAACAAGGAAGTACCACCATACAAGCATGTCAGGCGGGACTTCGCATACCCCGAAACGGGCGACGGTTTCTTTTCGCCAAAACAGCGGCGCTGGTTTTTCTGGGCCGTAAAGCATGGGATGATCGATACTCCCTATCGAAGACGGGGCAAGCATGGCGGTATCGCTACCCGCTGGCACATCATCAGGCATAAAGAGGGTGATTTATCGCTGGTAAATGATGACCCGGCGGCGATGTATCTGTACGACAACGACCGGCAGGCGAGGCAGTTGGGGCTTGTTGGTTGGCTGAAGATCCAGGAGATACTAGCCTGGCGGACAAAGAATGTGTCGGGGGTCCTGACCAGAGCTGCGAACAAGGCGATTAGAAAGGCGGGGGTGAATAAGTGATACCCTATACCACCCGCCTGAACCCGACGTTGAATGGCTACCTGCATTTGGGCCACGCATATATGGCGCTTGTCAACCGTGCCGAGGCGACTGCACATGGCGGCAAGTTCCTCGTGCGCTTTGACGATGACCAGCGGTACTGGCGATGGCTCCATACTGAGGGCGAATTATCCGACTTCCGCTGCGAAATGGTTGCGGATCTGGAATGGTTGGGCATCCAGGTGGATGGCTATTCGAGCCAGGAGGATCTACTGCCGCAGGTGGAAAGTTGGATCGACGAGGTGGGCTGGCCGGTACGTGATCAGCCGATGGCCGGCATCTACTGCAGCGAGGTCATCGGCATCAATGCGCCAATGTACCCATATGCCGAGCGGCTGACCGCCGAGAAATGCGTGATGGACATGATCGAGGGCGTCAACTGGGTCATCCGTGGCCATGACCTGTTGACCGAAGATTGCCTGTACCGCTATTTCGTGGACAAGTTGGAACTTGCTCAACCCAGGATGACGTATATCCCCAGGCTCCAATTTGCGGGCGATGTGGTCAGCAAGACGAAGGGCAATTACAAGTTACGGGATTATCGGCTAAAGGGGATTGACCCAATTTGGGTAAAGGTCAACTTGGCGCAAGACTGCCTGATATACCCTGACGTTGGATGGCATGTGGACAACATCAAACCCGCTCCCGTGTTGGGTGAGTGGGCGAAGGAGCTGCTGTGTCATTCCTGAGTAACCGCGAGCGCATGATACTGATGGATATTGCCGGAGACAACGGACGAATCACCCCGGATGAACTCAAGGCGCTGCGGGATGCTGGCATCGAAACATCCTGGTTGTATGGTGCAGATATGGACGCTCCCCTGTCTGTGATCGACGACCGCTTGAACCAATATCGCCAAGCTGGGCTAAAGTGCTTCCTTCCCTTGTGGCATACGCAATCGACAAAATATCCGGCGAGTTGGTATTTACAGACGAGAGAGGGGCAGCGGGTCAACGTCCTGTCACCCTGGAATGACGAAGCCATGGCAGCCTATAATCAATCCCTGCTGACCATGCGAAACGCCTATACCGCCGATGACTGTCAGGTTGTATCGTGCTGGATTACGGACGGCGAAACGGTATTGATTGACAAACCCGCCTATTATGACCCTGCGGCACTTGCCTCGCACGCCCGCGAGATTGGCGGCTATCCACTGCCGGATTTGTGCAACCGTCCTTATGGCGTGGACTGGCTGAAGCGAACCTATACCAAACTACTTGTCGAGCAGCAGCGGATCTTGATGGATACACCCTGGCGTGAAATCTGGTACATGCTGCACCGGATGATTGCTGTGTTCCCCGGTTCGGACTGCGATGGCTGCGATTATATCGATGATTACTTGTCAGCGTTCACGGCATTACAGCCGGCGAGTATCAACCACATCAGTTACACCTATTTCCCGCATGGCCCTAATTATTGGCGCATGATTGACAGGGATCGAGAGAAATGGCATATCAACGAATGGGTTGGCGCTGAGTATGCGGAGGGGTTGCGGGACGGTAACGGGCAGCGGGCAGCCGATCAGGGATTGCGGGGGCTGTTCATTGGGCCGACACATCCCTATACCCATCACGGTGGGATCGATGGATGGATGTTGGATGAGATTAAGAAAGCAGTCAGATTGTGGGATTGACATTGACCATGTAACGACGTATAACTAGATTAGTTGAATATTTGTCATTTGCCTTTGTCGGCTCAAGCCGCGGCAACCATTATCCCCAGTCGGGAGGTTGCTGCGGCTTTTTTATTTACGAGGTGCTTATGGATGATAACGAAACGATTAGCGTGATCGAAACAGCGTACACCGCACTCACAAGCGGGGGAGGTGATCCTGACTCTATCAAGATTGGCGCACGGAATAACGCCAGAGATGCAGCGACCATCCAGGGTATGCACGACCTGGCCAATGAGTTGGGGGCAAAGTGCCCCGTGCCTGAGGCTGGATATGAGCCGAAGGCGTTATCCATCGAGGATACTCTTGTCAGTTTCGGGGGTGAGGTAAAGGCCCTCGGTGATGGTAAAGTAGGCGGTCAATTGGTCAGGTTTACCACGATGGCCGACCTCGATCTTACTGGTGACTTTTTCGCTCCCGAAACTGACTATGGCAGCCTGATGACTGCCGATGTCTACTACAACCACGGGCTTGATGCCAAAATGGGCAAGCGCAGGATTGGCTCCGGCAAACTAACCCGTGATGAGTTGGGCTACTGGATCGAGGCCCAACTGAACATGCGCGACGACTACGAGAAGGCCATTTATCAGATGGCAGCCGATGGTAAGTTGGGCTGGTCATCTGGCACGGCTGGTCATCTCGTAGAACGACAAACTGAGGGCAAGGGCAATCGTATCCTGGCTTGGCCTTTGGGCCTGGATGCCTCGCTTACCCCCACACCTGCCGAACCAAGAAACATAGCAGTACCCCTGAAATCGTTGATGCCTGTCACGTCTCCCGATGCGGGTTTACCTGCGGAGCAACCGACAGTAGATCAAATTATCGTTACCCCTGTTACACCACTACCCGCATCCAAAGGAGATGCAAGAATGGACGAAGCTGAACGAAAAGAAATGGACGAAATTAAAGCCGAGATCGCGGCAATGAAAGCGGCTCCACCCGTCAACGCTGGCGGCGTGGCTCACAAAGCGCCTGGTGTCCTGAAGTTGGGCGTAGGCGATACCGAACTGAAAGCAACGGCGCACTTCATCCGCACCGGCGACAACTCTGGCTTGAAGCAGGTCAACGCTGACGCCATGAAGGCATCGAATGCCATCGAGGTGAATATCACCACGACTGCACAGGGCCTTGAGTTTGTCCCAACCGGACATTATGCGGGCATCATCGCCCGGCGTGATCCCGCCATGTTGGCGCCAAAGTTGGGCGTTATGAAAGTCCCTGGTGTGGGCACGACTGTTCTGGTCCCCGTGGATGGTGAGGCCGATGGCGAGTTTATCGCCACCGCCGAGGGTTCGGCCCAGGATTTGGATTTTGCGGCAACCGATGACGTTCACATGACCCTGGCAAAGTACACGAAGAAAATCGTGTTGAGCCAGGAGATTATGGAGGACACCGATTTTAACCTGATGACCTTCATCGAGAACTTTGTCGGGCGTGGTTTAGCCAAGACCCATAACGCCATGCTTGTCACTGCGGCCAGTTCAACTACGAGCTTAAAGACCTTTGCCACTGCTTCAACCATCGCCTTTGGCAGTTTCGAAGACATGGTTTATGGCGCTGACATCGCTTCCTATCTGGATGACAGCGGCAGCGTGGCCTGGGTCACAAGCGGCCCGAACTACGCTTATGCTACCAAGATCGTGACGGCATCCCCACGGGCATACACGGAAAATCCCTTGGGGGGGCTGGTCAATCCTGCTGCTGGCGGAGCCGGTTTGGTTGGGTTCCCGGTCTACTTCTCCAACAAAGTCACCTCTATTGCGGCAAGCGCCAAGAGCTTCTTCTTCGGAAACTGGTCATATATGGGCTACCGCGACGGCGGCGCTATGCAGTTCCTGCGTGACCCGTACAGCAACGCCAACCTGGGCGAGCTGGTCCTGCGCTACTACTTCCGCGCCGTGTACGCTGCGCTTCAGACCGAGGCTATCGGCTACGGCGTGCACCCGACCAATACCGCATAACATCACCGTTTCTCCTCTATTGGGTAAAGCCTGGTGGGTGTCCCTCCACATCCACCAGGCACAAGGACAACATGAGAACCTTGTTATACTGCGCAACCTGGGAAACACCCGAAGGGCTTGCTGTACACCCTCGCACACGCTGGGCAATCGACCGCCTGGGCGTGCCCGACGTGGTGTATGGCACGGTCAACCCGTTTCCCGGGTACGACCACCGCAACGTTACGGCTCAGTATACTGAGGCGTGGCGGCTGGCGATAGAGGGTGACTTTGACTACCTGCTGACTGTGGAACACGACATCGAGCCGCCGGCGGATGCACTGGATAAACTGATTGCTTGTGACGCCCCGGTTGCTTATGGCTTGTACGTGTTCCGGCAGCGCACAGTCCCGGTGGTCAACTGCTACCGGGTCGAGGGCCGGGTCAATCCAGGTATGAGCTACGGGCTTTTTCCTGATGACCTGCGGCGGGCGAAAGCGGCGGGCGTCGTTGAGGTGTCCGGCGTCGGCTTCGGCTGCACCCTCATCCGGCGAAATGTGCTGGAGCGGGTGAAACCTCAGGGTGAGAAAGACTGTGATGGGTTCTTTGCCTGCGAGTGCTTGCGGAAAGGCATAAAGCAAGTCGGGCGCTTCGATGTGGAGTGTGGTCACTGGCACGAAGGCCGGCGCTTTATGCCCTTTGATCTGCCCGACATGATTGCCGTGGAGTGCATGATCGGCTTTGTCGGTAAGGGGTTCGGCCCCGGTGTCAAGCGATACGAGGCCGGGCAGACGTACAAGATACCCAAGTCAATCCCGCAGGTGGATGACTACTTCAGGGCTGGTTATATCAGGATGCTACAATGAACTTTATCGTATGGGCTCCCTCATGGACGCTGTACTCATCTGGCATTCGTGCCTGTCACTCGCTGGCGCACGAGCTGCACCGGCGTGGGCATAACGTCCAGATTGCGAATGCAAAGGCGATCAATACCGACTGGCGGGATGTCCCCTTGATGGAGTTCGCAGCCGAGAAGATGCCACATACCGCAGTGACCATCTACCCTGAAATCAGGGATGATAACCCGCTCTCCATGCAAAACGTGGTCTACTGGCGGCTGTCAGAACACCATCATTCGTTTACCTATCCCTCGCTCAAGTATAAGTGGGCTCCAGGTTTTACCGTTGACGCTGACGGCATCCTTCACGTACCGCATATCAACCGGGCAGTATGCAATACCGCAGAGAAACTACCACGGGGTTGGACGATGAGCTACAAGGCTCCGGGCGGGGATATTGTCATCGACGATGAACACCCGTTCCAATGGCTTGAGCTGATGGATATGTTCAAACGGGCAACCCTGTTTATGTGCGGCGACCCTAAAACCGCCATGATGGAGGAGGCCCGCCTTTGTGGATGCCCGGTAATGATGACATGCCAACCGAGGCCGAACATCTACGAGTATGACAGCTCCATCGGTCTATCATGGGGCAGCGGCGACCTGAAACACGCCAGAGAAACCGTGATGGACTTTGGGCGGGAATGGGATGCATACATCGAGATCGGGCACGGCCTAGTAGATGTGTTTATCGGCAAGTGCAAGGAGACATATGGCGCTTGAAAATGGATTATGCACGGTTACGGACTTATCCCGCTTTATCCCAAACTCGGAACATGCCTTCGAGGCTATGGCGGCCTTGACCCTTGCGGAGCAGGCGATAGAGGCGGCGAGCGCCGAGATATGCAAAACACGGCAGTTTTACCCCACCGTTGGAACCAATCTGTACGATATTCCTGAAGGGCGCACGTTGCATTTATGGGCGGATCTCCTGGAAGTGCTTACCCTGACCAATGGGAACAGCACGGTACTGACAACGACAGACTACCGCACCAGTCCTGGTAACTCATATCCAAAGTGGGATCTGGTCATCAAGGACACATCCACCCTCAATTGGGAGGGGCCAACGACCGGCGGAAGCGAGGAAGTGATTTCGTGCCTTGCAATTTGGGGCTATCGGGAAAACTACTCTGTGGCGTGGGAAACAGCATCAACACTATCCGCCGCTATAACTACCACCACGGCAGCCAGTATAAGCGTGGCATCATCCATACCCTATGCAGTCGGTAACATTGTGAGAAACGGCAATGAGTTGATGCTTGTTACGGGTATAACCACCGGGGCATTGACTGTTACCCGTGGCTGGAATGGCAGCACGGCGGCAACCCACCTCATAAGCACGGCTGTCACAATCTGGCGACCGGAACCAGACATCGTTGAGGCTTGCGCTGTCCAGGCGGCAAGATGGTTCAGACGGGGTGAGGCCATATTCGGCATAACCGGCGGCGGCGAGATGGGAGTGCAGCCGGTCCAGATTGGCAAACTCGATCCTGACGTTGACCGGGTAGTATCTCGCTACCAAAGGCAGATGTAATGGCAATCCTGGATGCAGTCAAAGCAATCCAAGACGAACTAATCCGGCTGGAAGGGATAAAGACGGCTCCCGATTATCCTGGATCGGGATTGTTTCCTCTGGTCATTACCCACCTTGGAAATGGGAGCATCACACCGGGAAACCCTACCGGGGCACGGTTGGAGCTGCATAACATCGTTGTCGAATTGCATGTTGCCCAGGGTGGAAGTGATACCGATGCGTTTACCATGCTGGAGAAATTGCACGCCCTGATTGTACCTGTGCTGTGCACCGATGTCACCTGGGGCAGCACGATCCAGACCTATTCAAATATCACCTATTCAACGAGCCGATCATCCTGGGATGGATTGCCGACCATCTCCCGGTTTTACACACTCAATAACTGCAAGATCATCGTATAAGGAGGCCCCTAAATGGCCTATGGAGTAACGACAAGACGAAGGATACAGATAGGACAGGAAAATCCATCCACGCCGGGAACTGCGGTTGCAGCCACGGCGATCTGGCGGGGACCTGGCGCACAGATTGACAGCGGAAAGGTCATCGTGAGGCCCTCCGAGAATGTTGGATTGCTTTTTGACACGGACCGGGCATACCTGGCATCACAGATGGCGACCCTGGAAATGCCACAAACTGAGGCGACCTATGAGCAGATCCTTTATCCGCTCAATGGTGGGGTGAAGGGGATTGTCACGGCGGCAGCAGACGGCAGCGGAGCCGGTAAAATCTACGACTTCACCTGGGACGAATTAGGCACGAATGTCATCCAGCCGTTCACCATCGAGGCTGGCGACAACAACGCCGCAGCCGAGATGGAATACTCAGTATGTACTGAGTTCACCTTGACCTGGGCGGCCAAGGAAGCGCTGAAGAGTGCGAGTAAATGGGTCGGCAGGCAACGCACCAGTACAACGTTTACCGGATCAATTGCACTCCCCACCGTTGAGACAATCAATACCCCCACCATCGCCATTGACACGATTGCCGGAACCATCGGGGCAACTGTGATAACGGGGACGATCCTGGGTTACGAGTTGACCGTGCAAACCGGGGTGCAACCGCATTTCAGCGCCGAGGGACAGACTTACTTCGGCGGGATAAAGTATGTCAAGCCGACCGCAAGTTTGAAATTGACGTATGAACATGACGCTAACGCCACTGCCGAGTATGCGGCTTTCATCGCTGGCACGCCTCGATGCCTGCGCATCTTGCACCTGGGCACGGCGCTAACTCAGGGTAACGGACTGTATGCGTTCAAACGCTTTATGATCGACATGGATGGGATTTACACCAGCTTCCCACCCTTCGGTGAGCAGGACGGCGACAACATCATTACCTGCGAGATGGCAGCCTCCTATGATGCCACCGAGGACCTGTTCTTGCGGTTCCTGGTTGTGAACGCGCTGGCGGCGCTGGTATGAAATACTTAATCGAGAAAGTAACAATGGGGCAACTGAGGAAAGCTGAGGGCAGCAACTCGGCAGCGATGGAATTGCTGGCAGCTCATGCGGTGGATGCAGCTGGCGAACCGATACCACCAGAGCAGGCACTTGAAGTCCTGGACGGGATGACCATGCTGGAATTTTACGCAGAGTGGGCCGAATTCAACAAGGCGGCGCTCCCAAACATGAGCGGGAGGCGTTCATAACATGGCTGGAAGGCTATGGCGGTACGCCTCCCTGGTGGGTGGAGTTGTGCATACTGGCGGATAGATGGCATATACCGCCGTGGGAATTAGACGAGGCTCCGGCGATGTGGGTGAAGCGGGCGCTGTATTATGCGGCGAAGATGAACGAGAACGAGGCTAAAAAGTGGAAACAGAGCCAGTAATTGTCCCGATCAAAGGTAGAGATGAACTCTCGCCTGTCGTAAAGCGGGCGAATGTCACGCTCCGGGAAATGGGCGAGCGCATTTCAGGTATTGGCACTCGTATAACCGCAGTTACCACCCTACCGCTTATTGGGCTGGCCATGGGTTTCAACCAGATGGGGCAAGCCGCCAGTAAGACGGTACAGGATTTACAGGGCAATAAAGCGGCGCTGGATGCCCTTGATCCTGCGGTAAAGCAACTTGGGAAAGCTTACGACGATATGTGGCGGCTTCTCATTCCGGTAAGGGCAGAGTTTCAGCAGATGGCGGCTACTCTCATGTCGGAACTTGTACCCGTCCTCAAGGAATTGATGCCCACCATTCAGAGCGTGGTGGGGTGGTTGGCTAAAACGGTGAAGGCGTTTGCCGATATGCCCCTTGCACAACAACAAACCATCCTGGCGTTTGTGGGTATCGCAGCGGCCGTTGGGCCGGTTGTAATGGGTATCGGGCAGGTATTGTATATGGTTGGTACCATTCAATCCATGGCTCCGGGATTAGTGACCGCTCTGAGTACGATAGGCGGCGGCTTCTGGGCTATGTTGGGGCCGATTGGTGCGGTTGCTGCGGCGATTATGGCAGTCGATGCCCTGATGAAGAAACTCCGGGGGGACGACTGGTTTGCGCAAGGACTACAAGCTGGTGGGCAGCTCCTGGTCATGGGCGAGCGGGGTATGGTTGGTCTCATGTCTGGTGGCAACCAGGCGGCCATGAATGATGCAGCACTCCGGGCAAGCCATGACCTGGGATTGAAAGGATACGCAAATGGCGGGAACTTTGGCGGCGGCCGTCCTATCCTGGTTGGTGAACGGGGGCCGGAGATACTTACACCAGGCTTCAGCGGCAGCGTCTCTCCAATGGGAAACAATATAACCATTATCTACCAACCCGCCGTGGCGCTGTCATCCAGGGATGAAGCCGAACACGTCCTGGGGCCAATGATTGCCAACTACCTCCACAGGTCGGGCAGATGACAAAATACGGCGGCGGTCTCTATGGTGGGTCAACCTATGGTGCTACTCCAATAACGCCAGATGGGGCCGTGCAATGGATCTGCCAGATTGCTTGGGATGGGTCGTTTTCAGGCACGAACGAGGCCGCCTGGATGACTGGCCTTGACATCAAAAGGGGCCGTGAGTTCTATGTTGCAAGCGGGGCAGAGGGTTTGGAGGCTATGCAACCGGGGCAGGCAACCCTGACCCTGGAGAACCATGACGGGCGCTATGACCCATACAATACGGGCAGCCCACTTTCGCCCAACGTTGCACCGGGCAAGCAGATTATCATCCAGGTCAAGGACATCTCAACAGGAACAATCCACACCGTGTTCACCGGGCATGTGACAGATATAAGACCGATTAGTGACAACAAACAAGTCACAATCACGGCGGCGGACGGCCTGAAGTGGCTGGACGACCAGGAGCTGACGATTGCGGCAGCCACATCCACAACGATTAGCGCCGCTGTAACATCACTGGTAGGTGCGGCGGCTTATCCCTGGGGACACTCAATCCAGACCTGGGCGCAACCTGTGCCTGTGTTTGACCCCTCCCCCGGTACATATGATACCGCTTTGAAGCGGGTCAAACGGACGCCGTTTACCGCATTGTCAGTGATCCAGGAACTTGCAGATGCGAGTTTGGGTACGCTGTTCGTGGATGCGAGCGGGGTTATCCGCTATTACCCGATTGATTACAACAGCATGACCACGCACACCTTTGACCAGGCGGTATTGCTGAAGGAAATCAAGGTTGGGCAGCCCTGGGAAAATATCCGCAATAAGGTCAAGACCTCCGCAATCAGACGGGGCAAGCGACCATTGGCAGCCATATGGCAAATGTCCTCCCCTATTGAGATTGCCAACAATGCCACCAAGACATTTGCTATTAGTTTCCCTAATGCCGTAGATGTTAGCTCCCCCTGGTGGGGAACCTGGACATCCAACAGTGCAGCGGATGGATCGGGCACCGATGAGAGCGTCCATACCATCCCGTACCTGTCAAACATCACCGCAACCAGCGCAACCATGAGCATAATGAATGCTGGCTCCGGCGTCACGTTATACATGACCAAGCTGAGTGTAAGCGGACGGGTGGTCGTAGAAATCCCGGTGCAGTATACAGCGGAGGATGCGGGTTCGATTGCCAGTTATGGCCCTCGCCGGTTCACTTTAGAGAATACCTGGCTCCAGGATGCAGGATACGCCGAGGCATTCGCAACCCTGATAAAAGACCAACTCAAAGCGCCAACAAAGAACCCGGTCATCAGGATCGAGGCAAGAGAGGACATCCAGTACAGCGTTGAGCTGATGGATAAAGTCCACCTGGACAGTGCCAAACTCGGAATTGACAACACTTATTGGGTGGGCGGGATTGAGCACAAATGGCAGGCGGAAACGGGGCAAAGCGTTCTGACCACGTTGTACCTGCAATCGGTCATTTATTCCGCTGATGCAATCACTGCCGATGTGTTTTACCCGGGTGTGGATTTGCAGCCGGAACTGCCGCCAACTTCGACACCGGCGGGCGTGACCATGACTGGCGATGCTACTGGTATGCACCTGTGGGGAATCTTCGACATAACCTCATACACGGATTATGTTTGGAATACCATTGATTTAGCAGCATGGACTGCCAGCAGCGGATGGCATTCATACTATCCCGATTCGGGGAGTTGGCTGGATGGCTCCGGTCAAATTGTCATTAGCGAGCCGGGAGTTTATACCTACTCCGCAACCGTGAGGATGTATGTGGATTATCACGTTCAATTATCCGATTCGGCTGAGTTTTCCGTCGATCATGTGATTGTGCGCCGGATGGGTGCAAAATTCAAAGTCAGATTTACCGACAATCCGGCCTCAACGGCAGACGATTGCAACGTCATTGCACATTACGATGATGTGAACGTGATCGATTCCAATACTTATATGGCGCCAGGACCGACAATCACTTATCGTAAAGAGGCATCATCTTCTGGTGAATTTATGGTTGAATCTACCGGATCGGTGAAATTCTATTTTCAGATTGAAGTTGAAAAATTGTACGGTTCAATTCACTGGAATAATATCTACGTTGACATCGTATTTTCACGAATTGGAGATATACCATAATGGCTTATCCAGGAACATTAGATAGCTTTACGACCAAAACAGACGCCGTTGACACCATCCTGGCGGCGCATATGAACGCAGTCCAGGCGGCGATTGTGACGATAGAAACCGAACTGGGCACAGACCCGGCAGGCACGGTTACAGACCTGAAGACCAGGCTTGCACGGAGCCTGAGCGGTGCGGGCAATCTCAACTTTGCCACTGCAACCCTGCTGACCATCGCGGCTGGCTCCATTACAGTGACCCAAAACTATCATAGGGTGGATACCGAGAGCAGCGCGGCCACCGATAACCTGGATACCATCACGGCGGGAGCAGAGGGGCAGGTACTATTCTTGCGACAGAACAACAGCGCCAGGGATGTGGTTATCCGGCACGCATCAGGTAATATCGTATGCGCGGGCGGGGCAAATGTCACCCTGAGTACGACCGCCGATCTGGTCATGCTGATGTACGATGCTGTGATTGCCTCCTGGATCTGCGTTGTGGGCGGGGCGGCAGGAAGCAACCGGGGCGGCGATGTGACCGGGCCGGACGGAGGTGTTACGGATGGCGACGCCGTTGTATTCAACGGAACCACCGGCAAAGTCATCAAAAAAGGGACGGCTTCAGCGTTTAGCGATTGGATGGCCTCCGGGGATACCTGGACATACAGTGCAGCAGACGTCAGCAAATCCTACCTGGTCATTGTCACCGGGGATGTGACAACAAAGTATTCGGCGGGGATGAAGATCAAGTTGACCGATAGCACGGTCAAGTATTTTATCGTTACCAGCGTGGTTGAGAGTGGGGGAAATACAAATGTTTATCTGTATGGCGGCACGGATTATGCTTTGACGGGTGGGGCCATTTCGGACGTTTCCTACTCTACTTCCAGATGCCCCTTTGGGTTTCCTGCAAGCCCGGCGAAGTGGCAGGAGATTACAAGTAATTCGGGAGGGGATTCACAATCTACGGCAACCCAAAATACATGGTACAACCTCGGCAGCCTTCACATCCATATCCCGGTAGGGGCATGGATCATCACCTACCAAACTACCCTCACGGTTGGAAACGCCACGGCAGGATCTAAGTCCGCAAACATCCAATTGTCGGACCGAAACAATGATAGCGGATTGTCGTGGGCACTTATGCAGCGGGGCGTTGATTGCGAATCCGTCAAACGCATAGCTGCACCTGTCTTTGGGTCTTGTTGCAAAGTACGTGCGCCGGGGGCTGCCATTACCATGTATCTCGTGGCACAGGTGACGGCGCCAGGCAGCACCGAAGACCTGAGTATCGCCATAACTGAGGTATCGGCGACATGCGCATTTTTGTGAGTTTCACACATGGCCTTCATTGAGCTAACCAACCTGCGGCAGCGCAACGTCAAGCACAATCAACTGGGCGACCGGAATTATACGGAGGGATGATGAGAAAAGTAGCGATTTGCGGCTTTGCAAGCAGGACCAGACGAACGGACTGGCCGGCTGACGTTGAGGTGTGGACGGTCAACTGCGC